TGCATCATCCTCTGCGCCGCGATCACCCTTGGAATTGTTCTTACCGTCGCGACCGTCCCGTGCCGTCCCGTCTGTGAACTCTTCCTGTGTGTTTCTCCGTAGCGTGCGCCCTGTCTTGCCCGTAAGGGAAGTATGGCCGTTGCGCCCCCGTCTCACCCATACGTTCTGTTTGAGTCCAAAGTTGATACCGGCGACGTCGAGCGTTTCACTTCAGTATCACAGCACCTCGACGCCCATAATTCACGCACTGTGGTTCATGTCTCGTACCACTTGTCCGCCGCTCAGCTGCGCCTCCTCGAGCGCCTCTATCCCTCATACAGAATCGCTTTCCGGCCCCCCCTCCACGCTTCGCAGCACCCCTTGCTCAACACTACGCGGCTTCTCGATGAGGAGAGCATGTGGGATTATGCCCAGCGCATTTTCAACCCTCGCGCCGTTCTGGACGTCGGCGGCAATCCCCGGCGCGCGTTCCGAGATGGAGTACAAGTCCATTGCGCTTGCCCGATTCTCGACCAAGCTGATATCGTGCGCAACATCTCGCGCCCTGTGCCCGGAGGCGTTACAGTCTGCACGCACCTTGCTCAGGACTGTGAGTGCATTGATCCAGACATTGCCGTTGCCACCCACAGCTTGTATTACCTTGCACCTGAGCAGGTCTATCGCATCTGTCGACGCACACGAAGGCAGACTCTTATTGCGACCGTTCACAACGTCTTTGCTGGTTGTGGCCAGCTCCTGCGGGATGGGTGGTTTTACAACGATGGCGAGAGCGTCGAATTTTTCGCCAACAACGCTTGTTACTCTTACCGACACCCATCTATCAACTGGCTTCGTAGCGGTGGTGCCCACATTGATGGCCACACGCTTGGATGGACTTTCATATTTGGCAACGAGGCTAGTGTCGTCGTACAATTCGCGGTTCGGCCTGGGACCTACCCGCTTAGTTGTGTGCCCAGTGTTCCCCTCCCTGTGGCTTCCCACACTGCCGATTTTGCTCAACTGGGCGTCACTACTCTTATGCAGCTCGGCAGCGACTATCTTGGAACGACTCTGGGTGGCCGCCGATATGTTATTCCTTCTGCCGCCTACCACCGCCTGCGCGCTTGGGCAGGTCTCCGACCTCGAACGAACGATCTCGTGTCTCAATTGTCCGGAGAGGCGCGCCGTGCACTCAAGGACACGGACCTTCCTGAGCCTATTCTTGCGGAGTCTGTTGCACCGCTTGTCGCGCTCACAGTCATTGATCTTAGATCTGGCGTCGATGCGCTCACGACTATCCAAAGCCACGCTAGAGCTATTAGCCAGTACAATGACTTGCTCAAGAACGCATTCATTCCTAAGTTTCCTTGGCTTTCGCTCCTTGTCGCTGGTCTTGCCGGCCTTGCCGCCTGTTTTGCTCCCCGCCTGCTTAGGCGGCCCGCTGCCGCGTTGTGTTCTGTCGCTCTCACTCACGCTCTCTACGACACTGGCAACCTCGGGTGGGCTCTCATTAACGTACGCCGTGCGCTCATGCGAGGTTGGCGCACCCCCGTCCGACCCGTTTTTAGACTAGCGCGAGACTTTGAGGAGCAATACGAGGCGCAGCGCGTCGCCCCGACTGAAACGCGTGTGCAGGAGCTCATCGGCATCCCGCGCCTGCCCACTTTCCCCCCTGTTTCTGGCGAAGCCGAGCTTGAGGCTCTGCCCATTGACCGTGATGCCCAGTTGATCATTCGCGAACGCGCTCCGTTACCCAAACCCGAGCGCCCCATCACCGTCTACGGCATCGTCAACACTATGAGCGTTATGCCAGGCTGCTATGACCGCAGCCACTCCAGTTACCTCGCCATGATCAAGCGCCGCATGCTTTTGCCCCGCTTCCGTACCATGCCCCTTTTTTCACAGACCCTGATGAATGTTTGGCATTTTTGGCACAGGGAAAATTCCGCAGTCATGTTTGGGCCCCACCACGCCGGCACGCCCGCCCGGCCTTTGGACTGGATCGCCAAGTACAATGCTAACATGCAACGCCAGCTGCACCTCGAACTGTGGTTTCTCCAATTTGGCCTGCCTGCCAATGCCTTTGCACGGGGCATTTTCATGAAGCGCGAGCTCTACACCAAGATCACTGCTTCCGGTTGGACTGGCAACCGGCCGCGCGGCATCCAAACCACCAAGGCCGCCCACCATCTCACCGTCGTCCACAAGGTTATGGGGTTCCAAAACCATATGAAGCGTTGGTTGCATCCCAACCTAGACAAGCCTTGGTGCGTTCCATGCGGTGCGTCCCCCGAAGAAATGGGCCGGTACCACTCCCACGAGGCACATTCAAACCACACGTATGAAGAGGGGGACGATTCGAATTTCGATGTACACAATTGCGGCGAAGACGGCGTGTCGAACCCTCAGGAGATGGTCTACGAGACCATGGAGGATGTTGTCGGCGGCCCGAACATCATGGACGTTCAGTGGATGGCCGGTCCGACGACCGGGTTTGTGAAAGCTTGGTATGCTATGATCACCCGTTACTGGCCGGTTCATAGTGGTAACCTCGATACTTACAGCGCCAACACTGCGAGCAACGTCAGCCGCAAGACCTTCACCATTGCGCTGTGGCACCACCGTGACTCCTGCATCTTTTGCGAACAGCCGAACACCCCATTTCCGCACTGCATAGAGTGCGCGCGGGCCTTCGACATCTGGTGGGCGCATGAACGGCCCCTCGCTCGCGATCTTGTGCCTTTCCGACCCGTCCAGCCCGTGGTCCTCCAGGAGCTCGTGCACGAGCAGGCACGTGAGCGTGTTGCTCCAAAGCTTCTAACAGCTGGCCGCGCCATGGCCGCCTCCGACGCGCGTGGCATGTTCTCGGGCGATGATAGCCTTCTCCGTGGTGAAAATCTCCCCGACGCCCGCTTTTGGCGCCGCATTAGTGCGAATCTGGGCTTCGACTACAAACC